ATCAAAAGTCAAATTGCTTTCGCCATTTAAAGTATTGGCTGTGCCACTACCAGTAATAATACGATTATCAGCATTGTTGTTTATTGTTGTTCCAGTTGGAATTGAAGGTGTATTACTAAAATTATTGTAATCTAAATAATATGATCCATGCTGTCCATCTAGTAAGTCTGCGTGTAAGCCAGTTCCTGCACCATCATTTCCTTCGTGCCAAATTCTATAAGAGTTTGCTCCCATTGAAAAACCGCCAACTGCAAGGTCATTTGTTCCGCCATCAAGTCCAAAGTGTACAGCATAATCTCCACTAATATGAAAAGTCATAAATGCATCAGCATTAACTGTATCTTGATAAACTTGTAATCCAGACTGATTTCCGCTTGCTGTAGGTAGTGTATCATTTGATGTAAAAGTTGTAATATTACTTGGAGTATTTGCAGTTAAACTACCTTTAAGAGGAACATTAGAAGAAAGTCTAGCGTCAGCTAAAGTGCCTGCATTAATGTTAGAAGCATTTTGATAATATGATCCATGCTGTCCATCAAGAGTATCTGCATCAAGTCCATTTCCAGGCCCTTCATCGCCTGTTGTAAGTATTCTACCTGCACTATCAATTGTAAGTTGATTTGTACCTGATTGATAAAGTCTTGCTGCATAATCTGCTGTTGAACCGTCTGTAGCATGAAAATCAAGATACTTACCAACTTCCATTACTCCATCAGCTTGTCGTACTACTGGTATAATTCCAAAACGATTTCCAGAAGCTCCTTCTATTGTAAGTGAATTAATAGATGTTATTCCTGTTGGAGTTGTAGACATATTAAAAGTAATAGTCTCATTTGAAGATTGATCTGTTGTAAAGTCTCCGCCACCACTTAAATTTGTTCCTGCTGATAGTGTAATTGTTGCATCGTTTGCAGCAGCTGATCCGCTATTATCGTTTGCCCACTCAAGCACAGTACCACTTGAAGGCCATTTTAATACTTGACCTGCTGAGCCTGCAGTGTTTGGAATTGTGAATTGTCCGTTTGTAATTGTTGATGCACCCACTACAGGACTTGAGTTAAAATCAATTGTTCCAGATAAGTTTATAAATAATTTTGTAGAACCATTTATTTGTAGTCCTAAACCTTCATTAGTTCCATTCGGTCTTGCATTAATAAATAAATCATTATTTGCAGGACCTCTTATTGTTCTATCTCCCCCATCTGTAAAGTATAAAGCATTACCTGCAGTAACAGCACCAGAAAAAGTAGCATTAGCTATATTACTTAAATTTCTACTTACATCGAGTATGCCAGTACCATTAATAATAATAATATCACCACTTGTTTTTTGATACCCAGCAGTTAAAATACCAACACCTGATATAGTTGCACCTGTACTACCAAAATCAAGAGTTCCGCCGTCCCAAGTCATGGTAGATTCAGCATTTAATGTATCTGCAGTATTGCTACCAGTTATAACACGATTATCAGCATTATTGTTGATTGTTGTTGTAGTACCACTGGTTACTGTTCCCCACTCAAGTGTTGTACCACTTGAAGGCCATTTTAGTACTTGACCTGATGTACCTGCAGCATTTGGAATTGTAAATTGTCCGTTTGTAATTGTTGTTACATTTGATATAGCTTTAGCACTTGAAATAACTTCTGTGCCTCCAAATCTTAGTCCACCAGTTACTATATTAAGGTGTCCACCAGTTTGTATACTTAATCGATGTTGATAAGCTCCCGAACTATAATTATCAATTGCAGTTTCTGTAAAACCACTTTGATTTACATTTCTTATTCGAGTTCTTATGCTAGTAGCAGTATCTCCAAGAATAAACGTATTTGCTAAAGAAGTAATTGCTCCACTTGATATTGTGCCTATATTTTCTAAATTTCTGCTTCCATCAATAATTCGTGTAGAAGAACCGTGATAAAGTCCTCCATTTGCTCCAATATAATATTTTGTTGTTCCATCAATTTTAAAATCAATTACTGAGTTTGCTGTTTCATTGTTTTTGTCTGCTGAAAATAATAAACTACCGTTTGAAGATGAAGCAGAAATTTCTGAATCTGCTCCTGTGTCTGTATCTGTAAAGTTAATTACTGGAGCAGTAGATGATAGGCTTAGTGTAGTTCCATTATAAGTAAGACTACTTTCTGCCTCTAAAGTATCTGCGGTATTACTACCAGTGATAACACGATTATCAGCATTATTATTAATTGTTGTAGCACTTCCACCACCAGTTCCAGTTGAAGCTGCTGTAATTCTTCCTTGTTGATCGACTGTTATGTTTGTATTTGTATAACTTCCTGGTGTAACTGCTGTATCGTCTAAATCAATGCTTACACTATTTCCTGAAGCTGTAGTTGTAATTCCTGTATCTCCTGAAATTGTAAGAGTTTCTGTATCAAGATCAATTGTACCTGAGCCGCTATCTCCTGCAAAGTTTAAATCATCATCTGATGCAGTAACTTGTCCGTCTACATAATCTTTTACTGCGGCTGAAGTTGGAAGTGTTGTATTATTGTCATTTGAAGCAATTCCTTCACTTTCTGTTACAATAACATTATTTGAAATTTGAGTAAATGTAATTGCATTTTCAGCAACTGGAAAGTCTGCGTAAGTTTCTTCTATAGTAAAGTTTCCTGATTTTGTATTATTTGAAACTCTAGCAATAATTGTATCTTGAGAGTCTAAATCAACACTTTGTCGTTCAAGTGTTGTACCTTCAAATTTTCTTGGTATAATTTCATCTACAAACATTACTGTATCTGATTCTATATTATTTGTAGTTCTATATAAAACAAATGGAGTGAAGTTTAAAGTTTCTCCACTTGCAATAGATACTTTTGCATTTACTGTTAAAGAAGTTCCACTAATTGCAGTAACATAAATTTCTCCTGGATCAGAGTAGGTACTTCCACTAATTAAAACACCTTTTAAATTTGTTCCTGTTACAGTTTGTCCTACTTCTATGTTACTATTACTTGCTGATAAAGTAATGGAAGTGGAATCTGAAACTGTACCACTTGTAGTTGCTGTTGTAGCTGTTCCGTTTTCAATTTTTACAAACTCCCCAGGCTCTACTGCAGTAAATGAAGTTCCTGACCCTACAATTTTATTAGAATTTGCTTCTATAGTAGCTGTGCCTGACATAGCGAATACTCCATCACTATAACTATCAAGACCCCAGAACTCAAAAGAAGGAGTTGCATCTGTATCATTGAAAAGTCTTACATTATTAGTTATAATACCAGTACCAGCAGCATTTTGTCTAAACACAATATAACTTTCTCCTGCGGCATCTCCACCAGTATTTGTTACTGTTGTTTGGGTACTGCTAGAAGAAACATTTGAATATGTAGTTCCATCTGCGCCTTGAAAAGTAAATGAAGTTACATCACTATCTCCAACTCTAAATACTCCAGTACTTGAATCAATTTGTGGTAAAGCTCCTATAATTCCACCAAATTTTACTTTGTTAATAACTGATTTACCAGGAGGAGCATAATGTTGTATTGCAAAAGTAAAATCTCTTTCTGTATAGAAAGAATATGTATTTATATTTGAAATTGTTCTTATTTTTAATTTATATGTTCCTGCTTCTACTCTTGGTACTCTTAAACTTTGATCTTGTACTCCTACTTTTTCTGTTATTTCTTTTCCTTTTAAATTATGAGTAACCTCAAATCCACTTGCAAAAGCATAACGATTTCCATTACTATTTAAAGGATAATCCCATGTAATAATTACATCATGTGATGCCGAACCAAAACTTGCATCTTCCTCTACACCTTTAATATTTGCATTTAAATTTGTTGGTGCAGGTACTTCTTCATCTGGATCAGGAGTAGTTGCTGTTGGTTGTGGTGGAATAATAAAACCTCTTTCTATTATATCAAATTTATTTCTATAGAAAGCGGCTCCGATTACTTCAAATTCTTGATCTGGTGTTTCTTTTATTGAAATTATTTTATAGTCTTTTGCTGATCCTGTTGCTTCTGTTCCATCAGCATTGTAAAGTTTTAATGCCCACATTACCTCTGCATTTGGTGTTGATGTAAATGCAGAGCTTACAACAAGTGAAGAAACACTTCCTGTTCCTGTGCTATTATTTAAGACTTGACTTTCTACTCTTACATTCTCTGACCAAAAGACTTCGACTTTATTACTTGAATCATCAACAAGATTTGCTGCTGCGGTAGAACTTGTTACACTTGGAATTAAATCTCCTCTTGAATAATCTGTACTACTTATAGTTGCGCTATCTTGATTTAGGTATGCTCCGCCCTCTGGATATATTAGTAAAAGTTCTGGTGGAAACCCAGTTGTAAATGAATCTGAAGGTAAAGTAATTGATCGATCAAGTGGAATTGTAGTTGTATTTCGTGTTCCTGTATTTGACACTCGACCTGAATAACTTGCTCTATCTTTATCTGCATCTTGTACAGTAATAATATCTCCTGGTCTTAATCCAGCAGCATTTAGTCCTGTTATAAAAGTAACAGTCTCTTTTTCATTTTGAGCACTCAGTAGTTTCCATTTTCCGAGTCTATGTGCTTGTCCTCTTGATGTAGTACCAAAAGCAAGTACGTCTTCTCGAATAATTCTATTCTGAGTTGCAATAGATTCAGAATCTTCTACATACTCAATAGCTTGTCTATAATTATCAGTTGGATCATTCCATGTTACTTTTATTTGGTTTGTTTTTAATCTTTCTCCTGTTCCTTCATAACTAAAAGCTCCGTCTTTTACGTTTGCTTTTGTAAATGTATAAACAGGTTGTTTTGGTTGATCTGAAATTGCTGTTATCTGTCCATCTATCCAAAGTGCCATTCCTCTAAAAATACTTGCAAATTGTTTTAGCATAGAGGTTGCTTCTGTTGTTTTTGTTAAGTAAACATTACATGTAAATCTTGGTTCAGTTCCGCCTTCTCCATCTGAGACTTCTTCATCACAATATCTTGCTAGTCGAAATAACTCATATTTATCAATTTGATCTTCATCTATAAATTGTCCTAGTCCATATCTTTCATTTGTAATTAAATCATAAAATATCCATACTGGATTATCTGTATAGACTTCTTGATAGTTTACTGAGTTTGAAGCTAAACTTTTATCTCCTCTAAAGTTACCGTCCCAACTCTGATAGCTTCCTGCGTCTGCACCAGTAGATACATTTCGATTGTAGGTAGCGGCTCCTCCAGTTTCATCACGAGTAAAATAGTTTGTAGGAACTTTTACTTTTCGTCCTTTCAATAAATAACTTCTTACTGGTAAATTATTGTCAAAGTCACGAGCATTGAATTGTAATGCACCGTATGCTGTCCATGGATAAGAAAGTTTGTCTTTTACAATACATTCTACAGTAGATACTGTACATGGATTAGTATGTTGAAAACTTCCGTCTTTAAAGTTAAGATCATTTATTCTTCGTATTCTAAGTCTGAAATTATCATAAGGTTGAAAAGGCTCAGTGTTTATAACAAACTCTTCTATAAAACTTGTATATTGTGCTTCTCTTGGTTTAATGTAACCATCATTTGGAATCTGAGCTACTCCATCAATTACATAGTTTACATTTCTTCCGCCTTTTGGACCTGTTCTATTTAGTATCTCATTATTAGTTGGTCCAAACATTAATACAGATTCATAATTTGTACCGCCATCAGTACTATATTCAAACCATATTTGTAATTCAACAAAAGAAGGACCTTTTGCTCCACTCGAAGATTTTAATGCATGACAAGAAGGTAACGTAAAAGTTACATGAATTTCATCAACTTCACTTGGATTACTTACACTTAAAAAAGAATCTGTAAGAACTGTATCAAGTCCTGTACCTGCATCTTGACTAGGTTCATCTAATTCGTCATCATTATATGTAGTACTTGATAAATTTCCTGTAGTACCAATTGTAGCTCTTAAATCATTCTGTCGTAATTCCATATTTGGAGCAGCAAGTGTGGAAGCCTGTCCAAAACTTGTATTTAATATAATTGGTGATTGTAGTTGATGTCCTGTTCTAAAACCAAGTGCTACATTTTGAAAGTTCCATAGATTTGATAAATTTACATTTGTAACTGGACTTGAAACTTGTGCAGAAGTGCTAGAAAGAGTGACTCCAGGCGCGTCAGTAAGAGTTGCTGTATTACCACTAATACTTGCAATTTCTGAAAAGTGATCAAAGAAAATATCTACATTTGAGACTGTTGTTGGAACAGGGTGCACTACTGTTGCTTCAGTAGCAGAAACTATTGTAGAGATTTTAGTAACAAAGTCTGATCCATCTTGTCCTGCACCTGCAACTCGCAAATATACAGGAGCAGTTCCATGAAGTCCATTTGCCATGGAAGAAGTAAAGAAGTTTGATGAAGTTGTTATAGTTTGTGTTGTTGCAGTAGCGGAAGCGATTCCTGTTCCTTTTGCTCCTGCTTTGTCTATTGCAACATAACGAGTTCCTATATCTAGACCTTCTTTATTTTGATAACTAAGAGCATCAATAACTCCAAATTGTGCATTTGTAATTGTTGCTGTACTTGCAGTAGTAGCCACGCTAAATCTACGTGGTTTCATTATATCATCAGCAAGTTTTTGTATGATTGGAACATCATTAATAAAAATAGAAGATAAACCATCTGCTAGACCTTCTATCGGGCCTTCACTTAATACATCATAAGTAATTGCATATTGATCTTTATTTGGATTCGATAAATCACTTTTATTTTTTACTGAAAAAGGTTCTCTATTATATCTTGCCATTATTTTTCGCTCTCTGTTATATTTACATCTGAATTTGTATCATTTGCCCATACTCCTTGAGTATAGTTTGTATTTCCATAATAAGTCGAGGCATTATAATTAATATTATTACTTGCATAATAATATCCTCGATTATTAGTTATTCTACCTGGTGCATATCCTTGTGAAATTGGATTACCACCAATCTTCATTTTCCCATATAGTAGTGGAACAGGTGATCCTTGTTCTATATTATTTTCTGCTCCATTAAAAAAGTATGATGGGTCACTTTCCATTTTACCTGCATCTTTTGTAGACATTTCTGTTAACCCCGTTACTGCTAAGTTTATTCCTAACATCATTACTGCAGAGCCAAGTGTATTTAATGTAATTGTTCCTCCTGCAACAGCGCTTGATGTTCCACCTAAAACTTGAGCAGCTGTCATGCCTGTACCTGCAAACATACTTCCTCCAGTAGTAAATGCTGCAGCAGTCCCAGCAGTAAAAAACATTGCTCCAAGAATAAGTAATCCAGCTATAAGTTTTCCAAGACCTTTTCCTGAACCTGCAGGTACTGGGGTTATGATAACAGTATCTTTTAATACAGGCATGACTAAATCATCTGCATCTAAAAAATCATCTCCATTTTGAACTGTAAATTGAATATTTTTGTTATGACAGTCAATTAAGTATTCTTTAAATCCTTCAGTTTGACAATCTATAAGTTTAAAAATATCACGCGCACGCTTACTACTAGAAGACCAGTCGCTTCCAAACTTTTGTCCTAATTCTCCTAATAATTTAACTTGGGTCATAAATATATTCCTTTTTATCTGGGTAAGATACAATTAAGTATGGAATACCTAAAGCCTTACATACATTTTTATCATGCTCACTTGGCATACAATCTTGTTGATAGTGACTATGGACTACATATAATATTTTTGATTTTATCATATACTTGACGAACATCTTTGGGTCGATTACAAAGTGATTTTTATCATCACTCATATTCTTCAGAGGAATAAACTCTGGGCCATCAATCACTAGTCCACATGCTTCATATGGGACTGTTTTTTCTACATGAGAATAAATCTCAGGCAGTAACTTACTTAAACTTTCTTGCACCTGGAAACCCTCCAAATGGAAGAACTTTTGAAGTATCTTTTGAAGCTTTTCCTGTACTTGATGCAGTTCCTGGATTTATTGGATTAAATCCAAATCTACATGAACAAGAAGAAAGTCTTTTACCACAAATATCTCCTTTTGTCCAAAATTCTGTTGCTGTACTGCTAGGAGCAACTTGATCTCCTCCAGACGCTTGTGTTCTTTTTGCTTTCCATAATAAATTATTATGTACTACATAATCATTGTATCTATCATCACTATAAGCATAATAAGTATTTGAGTTACTATAAGTTCCATATACTCTTATGCGGTGCCAGTTTGAGTTACCGTCTGCAGGTGTAACTCCGCTTGAGTCCGCTGCTGCTTGCCAATAGTTTGTTAAATTTCCTGTTACAGAAGTATCAAAACTTCCATCTGCTTTTAATCTATATACTCCACCTGCTGATCCACTTGAATATGCTGTTGTAGTACTATAATATCCATCTTCTGTGCCACTGCTTGAGTAGGTTGTAAAAGAAGTTCCTGATGTAATCACATATTCATCATCTTCATTTACATATGCAGTATATATTGTACCGTTTAATAAGTATTTACTTTTTGCGTTCCATATACAACCGCCTCGTCTATCTTTTTCTGCTACACTTGCTGAAGCTCCTTGATATATCCAAGAACAGGCATTATGTCCAATTACTCTATAAGGAAGCATAAGTCCTTCTAAATCAAAAGGAGTTGTTAATTCAAAAGCAATTTCTTGAGCATCTTCAGTTTCAATTCTATCAATTACATAAGTTTCTCTAGGAAATTCTACTGGTGTTGCTCCTGATCCTGGATCAGATGCTTCTCCTTTTAAATATTTTTTATATGTTCTTCTTCTATGTACTTTAAATCCAAGTAAATCTTGAAAACTAAGAGAGCCTAAATCAGTAGCAAAAGTTGCTGTCACATTTCCTAATCTTATAACAGGTCGAGCAGTTGGACCTGTTGATTTATGTTCAAATCCCTCCATAATTATAGGTATGGCATCATAAGTATTTAACTGTGTATTTGTATCATAGTCATACAATTGTACAGTAGTTAAATCACTCTCTAAAGAATTAACATAATACAATTTTGATGATCCTGTTGAATCTAATTCAATTTCATATAATGTTACAAGAGGAGATGCCTGCTCTAATCCTTGTATTTCTTTTATTGCTATTTTTTCTGCCATTATGCTTCGTATACTCTTTCAAAAGTTGCTGATAAACTATAGTAGTTATCATAGTTCCATGTCTGTTGCCATGACTTGCAGACAACTTTTATTGTCTCTGTTCCATTTGTATCATCAATAGTCATTCTAAATTTAGATACTCCACCTAAACTTTCAAAAAATGCTACCAAATCATCTATTTCTGCTTTTGGTCTAGTATTAAAAGTTACGTCCATTGTTTGACTTAAATTATTTAGTCCATCAGCTAATCTTTGTTCATATCCATCACCAAAAGAAATTGCATGTATTTTTGGGTCTGATTTTCTTTGAAATCCTTTATCTACACTTACAGGTGCTGAAAATCCAGTAATATTACTTCCATTATTTTGTGTAATTGCTGTTGCCATTATCTACTTAATACTCCTCCAGGTCGTTTCTCTCTTTGAATAATTTCCATTGTAGCAGCTTGAATCATGTGTCCAAGTTGTTTTCCTGTATTTGCATCTAATCCACCACTTGCTGTTGAACTTCCATCTATATTAATTGTTACATTTGTTCCACTGCCACCATTCATATCAACTGGAATACTTCTTCCATTTGGTAGTGGTACTACTGCTTCATTATATTTACCTTCTCCTACAAGATAAGTGGGTTCTGTTGCTATACCTCCAGCAGCATAGCTATTTGCTCTATTTATAACCCCGCCTGATGCCATTGGCATAATACCACCATTTGCTAATCCTATAAAAGACATTGTAGAAGCAGCCATTCTCATAGCTGCTATTTTTGCCATTTCTGCAAGAATCATTTTTATTAATCCTCTAAAAGACTCGGCAAAGTTTGTAGCTCCCATTGTTAAATCAAAAAACATTTTTTCTAGTCCTTGAGACATTGTATCATTTATTGTTCCAATAAGACTAATTGATCTTGCATATTCTTTTCTTTGCTGTTCAATTACACGTAGTTTTTCATTTTCTTTTCCTATTTCTATATCTAATTTTGCTTGTGCTTCTGTGCTAAGTAAGTTTCTTCCAGAATCTAATTGATTTATTTTTGCCTTAATTATTTCTTCGTCTTTTAGAAATAATTTTATTTGTTGTTCTTGTGCAGCTAATTTACTTGTTGCGTCTTTTTTAGATTTTAAGAATTTTAATTCATTATCTATTGCAGTTCTGTCTGAAATAAGTCCTGGCAATGCTTTAGTAGCTTCTACTCCTAGTCTAAATTCTGCTAAAATTTGCTGCACATCTAGTTCAAAATTATCGTCTAATCCAAATCGTTGTCTTATTATAGCCGCAATGTCTTCGTCCTTCATTTTAGGTATTATTTTTGTAAATCCGAGTGATCCAATTGCCTCTACTTTTGCTTCTGTTCCAGTTAATACTCCTTCCATTGCTTTAGCAAATGCTTCTTCTGAAGTTGGTCTAAATTTTCGTCTAAAATCCATAGCAGTTTCAACTAAATTTTTAGTAGCATCATCTAAATCAGCAATACGACCTCCTGTTTCAATTACTTCTTCTTGAATTTTTTGAAAAGGATCTAAAAGTGTTAATAATGTATCTACTTTTAAAGTAGTTTTTTTAGATAATAACTCAGCAAGTGTTTTTAATAAACCTTCTAAAGAATCAGGATTATTTGGATCAAATTGATCTAATGCATTTTGTAAAGGTTGCAACTTTTCGGCAACGAATGCAGCTCCAGTAGGATTTAGTTCCTTAGATAATTCATCTACAAAAGTCTGCATATTTTTTTCAAATCCGTCTGCTCCTGCAGTTGTTCCAATAAATGAAGTTATTTGTTGTGCTACATTTTGTCTTTCTGCATCACTTAGTTGTTTTAATGTTTGATTTGTACCGCCTTCTAAACTTGCTAAACCTCTAATTTTTTCTAAACCACCTACTGCTTGAACTAATCTATATACTCTTAATAAATTTTGTTGTACTTCATAAATAGAATCGTTTGCATCGTCCATTTGTGCTTTTAAAATATTTTTTGCTGTTCCTCCAGCAAATTGTAATAGTTGATCTGTTCTTTCTAACTCACTATTTAATTTATCTTGTCTTTCTTTCATCTCGTCTGTTAAAAAGATTAAATCATATAAAAATTTTCCAATAAATACTGTTGTAAATATAAAAAATGCTCCATTTATAACTGCACCCAATGCCGCAAATACAGGACTTAATCTTGTTGCAACAAAAGTTGCCATAGCAGCTAACCCAGATTGAGCAAGTGCTGTTGGAGCAACAATTGCTGTAGACATAGCAGCTCCTGCTGCTTGTGCTCCTGCAACCATTCTACCTAATGTTGTTTGGTGAGCTGCTTCCATTCTTTTTAAAACAAGTTTTAAATTTGCAAGTTCGGCTTCATTAATTGCTTTTCCTGCAGCTGCTTTTTTCTCTAAATGTACAATCATCATACGTACAGAACGTTTTTGATTCGCTTCACTTTTAAAGAAGAAATTTTGCTCTAATATACCTCTTCTTTTTAAGTATGATTGAAAAACAGTATTTTTTCTTAATTCTTGTCTTGTAAACTCTGAAGCACTTAATCTGAATCTATCAGTAGCTCTTTGTACAGCTGCAATACTTTGGTCTGCTCTTGCTTGTGCATTTTGACCATAAGTAGAAAATGCATCTGTTAAGTTTGTTAAAGCTGGAAATGCTTGTTTTGCAATACTTGTTACAAATCCAGCAAATACAAGAGCGGCAGCTCCTGAATTTCGTGCTAAGAAGGAAGCAAGAACTTCTAATGGACCTACAAATTCTGATAGATTTTTAATAACTTGCATAAATGCAGTTTCTAGTTTTGCAAAGTCATTTGTTAATTCATCTGCGTGTTCTTCAAAATCTCCAAAGTTTTTTGTTAATTGTCTTGAAACTTCTTCAAATACAGCAGCTTGTCTTTGTGCAATTGTAAGTTTTTCTGCAACTAATCCATTTGCATCTGCAAATTTTCTTGTAGCAATATCTAGTCGAAGAATAATACCTAATTCATCGAGTAGTTCTGGTTCAGCTTTTGTAACACCACGAATAAGTCTTTGAAAAGAATCTCCCATATCTCTACCAAGAGCAACAGAAGCAAGTTTTGCTCCTTTTGCAAGATCAGCTACTTGTTCAGCACTAAATCCTGCAGCTGTTGTAATTGCGGCTGCTTGAGCTGCTTCTTTAAATGAAATAATTCCATTTGTAGCTTGTCGAATAGACTCTGCTACACCAAGCATATTTTTACCTGTGGATTCACTAAATAGTTCTAAACCTCTTTGTTGATTTTTTAAATCTGCTGCTGCTTTTAAACCTTGAAAGACAGCAGTAATCGCAAATAAACTAGCTGCTAAAGTAGCATAAGCAGGTACGAGGCCTCCTTCGATGCCTTGTGCCATTTTTGAAAAGTTTTTAGTGGTATTTGAAGATGCCTGAGCAGCACCTTTTAAATTACGATCAGCAGTTCTAGCAGATTTACCTGTATTATCTAGTCCTTTTGCTGCTGCTTTTGATTTGTTTGCAATTATTCCCAATTGACCTTTATCATCAATTGTTAACTTACCAACTACCTTAAAATCTGCCATTATTTTTTAATTTTTGGAATATTTCCTACCCCACCTTTGCTACTTCTTTCTCTAGCTTTTCTTTTTTGTTCCAGTTCTTTATTTATCTTGTCTACTCTTTTTGCTTCAATATGTTTTAAAAAGTAAACAACTGTCTTTTTGTCTTCTATTTTCCAAATATCTAAAATGGTTCCAAGTGCTGCCATGTCTTTTCCAAAATATGATCCGCTCATTCCGTCCCATCTATCTGGTAAAAGATCATGTACAAAAAATGCCTGTTGTACTTCAAATGGATAAGACTCTACAGTCACTGGCATTTTTTCTGGATTAGGCTCTTCACCTAATTGTTCACATATCTTTAAATATTTATCTACATCAATAGAACCTTGTGTAAACTGACGTTCAAGTAGAGATACTATCTTCTCTACTTGAGCATAGTAAAATTTTCAAGGTCTTGTGTTGTTTCTGTTACCCACTGATCGAATCCGTTTGAATTTTGCATTAATAATTCTGCATTTTCTTGATTATAAGGTAACTCCATATTCTCGTCCATTCCTGATGAATCAATAAGTACCATTTTTTGTAAATATTTAATTTTTAGTCCTTTCCAACCTTTAATTACAGCTTTTGTGTATTCGGTTAAAAACTTTTCATCATCAAGAACTTCTTCAAAACCTCGTGTCTTTCTATTTAATTTCTGTGAGACACAACGATTTCTTAATTTAATAAGTTCTTCTCTTGCGAGATAACATAAATCAATATCAAATCCTTCAAATTCTGGATAATTAATTGATACTGTTTTACTTGGAGTAAGTAAATTACGTAAACTTACTTCCGTCTTTTTGATTTCTTCTGTCATTTCTTCTCCTATAAAGTGGAGGGCCGAAGCCCTCCAGTTAATTTATTTATGCTCCAGTATAAGTAATTTTTGCTTCGTAGTTATCAGCTGTGCTGTCTGGATCAATACTTGCTGGTAATGCATGGAAGTTTGTTTCAATTGAGATAATATCATCAATAGAATGTGATGGAACTTCCAAGTGACAGTTTGGCATTTCAATAGTTACTTTCGGTGTTGATGCACCTCCAATATTGAATGTCAAGTCAAATGCGTTTACAATATCATCTGTTGCTTCGATAATATCTTCAAATAAATCTGCACTTGAATCTGTCTCGGCATTTAAATAACAAGTAAAGTTTCCACTTACACTTCTTGTACCAGTAACATGACCAAGAGGTTGGTTAACAACTCCAAGTGTTTCTGGTGTTAAGAAAGTAATATTATTTTCAAAAGTAATATTACCACCTGTTAAAGTTAAACTATAACTTGCTGAGAAATTAGCTGAATCTGCATTCTCTGCTTGCAGAGTTGTTAATCTATTTCTAATAAAGTTACCTGTATCTGTAGCAGCAGAACCTTCTGTAATTGAAACAGTACCTGATGGAACTGTTCCACTTTCTACTTCTGATATAATTTTTGCAAATCCAGACCAGTTAATTGTTGCAATTCCATCAATATCAAAATCGATACTTGCGGAATTTACAACAGCACCTTCTAATTTATAAACAGTTTTAGTTCCACTTCCTGCTCCACCCATTTCAAAGTAAAGATCAAAAGTTCCTAATTCTGCTTTTTCTGAACCTGTAAAATCAAATATAGTATTACTTGTACTTGCTGTTACACCATCTGCCCAAGCAGCTTCCTGTGTTGTTACTGATGGTTCTAAACTATTTGCAGCAACAAAGTTTGCCCATAGAGGCTCTTCTACACAGTGATGTTGATTATCTGATCCTGTTGCTTCCCAACCACCTGTTGCACCATTTACTGATGCAAATGGTCTCATGTATGTTGAAAAACTCCATTCTGCAGGAGCATATGAATCTGTAAACATTTGTCTACTTCTTCTACTCTTATTTGTTGAGTGCTCTTGCATTTCATTTAAGGTAATCTCACTTGTATTTGTTGCTTGTGAGAAACTAAATCCATCTAAAACAGGAATATCCCATCTTACAGTACCACTTGTTGTCTGGTTCTGAATAAGATAGACTTTCGTATCTCGGCTAAAATAAAATGTATCTGCCATTATTTTCTCCTTAGTACCTTATCTCTGCGACTATCTCACCGATACCGAGAGGTTCAAGTACTCCTTCATCTGTATCTATGCTCAAAACAGTTGTCTGAGCAGTAGATTGCTTTACATTATTGGAATCAAAATACTCTAATGGATCATTATCCTCAAGTACTGCTTCCACGTCTTCTAGTAATTCTTCTAAACGATAAATTACGTCATCTTCGCTATGCACATAACATCTTATTGTTACTTGCAAGAAGCGAAATCTAAAATTTCCAC